GAGGCATCTGTGTGTGCAATTTCAACGGGTGACTGCAAAATATTTAAATCATAATATGCCGATCCGCTTGCATGATTTGAGTCATACAGACCATAATTTATCTCTTGATCTCCAAAAGCATATTTTACAGGTTTAAATGTCCCTGCTGCCAATCTTTTGCGACCCACTGATGTTAATACAACATCTAATAGGATATCTCCGCTGTTATCTAAAAAAGCCATGTTTTACCTCTCCTCCAAATAAATAGTGTTTCAACCTTAAATAATTACTTTTCAACCTTAGTATCTACCAATTCAGAGTTTTCTTCTATAACTTTTTTGAGTTTAGCCGACTTTACCTTCTGTACTTCTTGTGTAAACTTTAAGTTAATATCGAAAGCTCTCTTTGTTTTTTTAGATCTAACTCTAATTTTAAATTTTGGTGGTGCATTTGTTACACCCTTAGTTTTTCCGGTTTCAATTGTTGAAAACAACTTTTTAGTGCCAATTTGTTCTGCGTTCTGAGGAATCGTTTCATCAAAACTTGGCTTAATCTTAATTAGTTTTTTAAATGTCTTAGAAGCTGTTTTTTCTTCAACAATAACAAATTCATATGGTTGTAAATCAACATATGTATAACCAGAGTCGTTTACTAACTTAATCTTATAGACAGAGCTAGCACCGGAATACAATCCTGTCAGATCTCTAGTTCCAAACACATACCAGTAATCTTTATTTGGTACTAAATTATCAATCAATTCGCTGGCAGTCCATGAAATTTCTTGAAACTTCGTTTTTGGTCCAGCAATTAAATCAAATAAATCTTGTGGCTCACTGTCTGTTCTTAAAACCACAACTGAGCTTAAATCATTTTGTGAGGCTGCTAGGACAAAATCTTCGCTTTTCGACTGAGCCTTTAATTTGGCAACCACGGTCTCACCGTTATAGATTGATAAGAAATCATCTATTGGTTGTTGGTAATCTTCACTTTGCACCCTTTCCTGAAACCTAATCAATATTTTGTTATCAATATCTGCCAAAGGAACAAAAGTTATGTCCGGTGGCATTGGGGCACGAGCAACAGTCTCAACTTTCACATCTGTCATTGGAACTTCAACTGTTGACTTACTATCCATCTCATTAACAGTACAAGAGTAAGATTTGAAAGTTTTACTTGTTTGATTAACAGTTTTCTTTGTTTGACACCTTTCTCCATTCGCCGATTCGTTTGCTGGCGAGAACAATACATTGTTAATTATGTTTTTACCATCAATTGTTTTTGGACCGCCAGATCTAGTTGCAATTTCAATTTTGCTATCAAACGGAACATCGCCGAAACCGTCTGAATTTAGGTAACCATAGTGCCTACAGTCAATCAAACGACCACCTAAGAATTTCGCAGAGCCTACATCATAATCAATGTATTCGTCCAAAAGCACTTTCATAAATTGTGATGGTGCGGGAAAGTTTTTTGGGTTTTCTGTATCTGCTGTACGACGGCAAAATAAACAAAATAACTCTTGCTTTCTTTTTATAAGGGCATCAACTATAGACTGATTACCAATATTTATGTTAGGATCTATCTTCGCAGACTTAAAATCGTTGGGATCGTTGGCAGTTTGCCCTAACAATGGATCAAATCTTAAAGTGCTCATTTTAAGGTCGCCGCTCTTAACACGGTTCCAAGCTCTATAAAGATATGCGGTTAAGAAAGGAAACTTGTAGAAATATTGCTCATTTAAAAATGGTAAAATGCTATTTGGATTAGCCTTGCTGATACCAAGATTAAAAACAGCAGGGTCGGTAAGCCCTGGCACATTGCTTTTTACAGCCCCTTTGATAGTGGTATCGTCTGTCAATAAAGGATCAAGTTTATCAGAAAATTCTTTTAGAGTTAGACTTCTATCTAAATTGCTTTCAGCGTTTTCAATTTGATCCCAAAAAAGCTTTGCTGATACTGCACCAGCCTGACCGCCTTTTGATTCACCTGCCGGTGTTCTTCCTTGTGCTTCATAAATCTGATCGCCTTTTAAAATGTTTGTAAATTTACAGCAAGGATTAATAAACTGCCCGGTTGGGTCAACATTATCAACAATGATTTGCTTTGTTGTACCTGGAATAATTGTCTCATCAAACTCTAGTTTACCAGGAGTGTAGCTATAAAACTTACCATCAACCTCATAAATGCCAAAGACTGTATAGTAGTATGCTTTACCGTATATAACCTGTGAGTCAAACAAAGTCATCTCTTTGTCTTCGTTGCCTTGCTGCACATCCATATAAAAATTTTGAATAATGCTGTCTGTGTACTGTTGTGCTGTGACATCATCAGCATATGGATCAAATGGCTGTGTGCTTTTTACGACTCTAAGACCAGCCAACCTAGAGTTTCTATGTAAGTTATCCCCTATCAATAAATTGGATGGAAAGTGTGAAGGTCCAAACTTAAAAGTTTTAATTAAAAGTTGATATAATTCACTCATATTATAGTTTGTGAAATCACCCTTGCCGCCTTTTAATGCAACGGTTGCCAAGGATGCTAATCTTGGGTCATAAAAGCCAAACAAAAGATCTGCCAATCTTTCATAGCCAAATGAAGCAGCACCGCTTAAATATTTTTCTATAAAATTTGTCCCTATATTTGGTTCTTCAACAAAGGAAAAATTATTCGATTCTCCACTTGAGATTACACCGGCTGGGGTTTTAAACTGATTATCTATTACATTCTTTTTGCTGTTTGCTATCTGAAAGACGGATTCAGAGGCTAAGAGAGATTTAGCTATATCTGGATCAATAGTCAAGCTTTCTCCTAGTCTATAATTTAATAAAGAGTTTTTAACAGTTTCTGATTGTTTTTCTGTCTTGTTCCAGGTGTGTCTTAAAAAGGCAGCTTCTGTAATAAGTTTAGCTAGTTGTTCGTAGCTACCAATTGAGCTATAGCTCAGTGGGACTGCAAAGTCATTGTCGTTAGATGGTCTGTTAACGATGCTTTTATCTGTTTTAATATAATCTATTATATTTTTATTACTTGTTGATAATTTTGGGACTGTTATCGTAATAATATTGTATAGTTTTTCTACTCCAATATTACTTTCGCCGCCTGGGTTTAACAGTGCTGAATTAATATCTGCGGATTTTTCGCCATTGTAAATAATATTTTTTAGTCTGTCAACGACATCAATACCACTATCATTGTTAGCTTCGCCGATAAACTTTTCGTTGTTTGGTCCAGTTAGTTTGACTTCTTTGATTTTTAATTCTTTTGTGCCATTAACTTGATACTGTTCAAAAGCATATGCATACTTTAAACTGGTCTCGGATTTACTTGGTCTAAGCTGCCCATTAGTAAAAAACTCATCGCCTTCAGAGACATCAAACGGGTTTAAAAAACTTGTTGCAACTCTAGCCGATATACCAAATTCGTCCAAATCTTTTACAACAAAGTTCCTATCTTCAAAAAAATCACCAGTATTACTTTCCTGCTGCTTTTTTACCAATTCAAAAATTCTATATAATGCTCTAAGGGCTTTATTCCCATCGTCAGACATCAGACCTGATTCATCAATTGCAAATTTTTTATTTTGTAAAACTTTATCATTCAAGCTTATTGTCACTTGTCCAGCATCTGAAACATTGCTTTGGAACAAAGACATCCTTGGTGTTAGTGGACTCGGTATTTCAATGAATGGTGGATCTCCTGCTGTTGCCTGTGTGTTGATAACAACAAATTTGCCTATACCCAAACCTGTGACTCTTCTCAACAGATCTTCAAAATCTTTACCTTGGACTTGTGTAAAGTCACCTACTGGGGCATCTTCGCCTTCATTTTCTACTAATCCGCTAGCGGCAGGAAAAGCTTTTACAAATTTAGATTGATCTCCCTTGGTCAGACCTTTAAAATACAAATCTAAAATGAACTGTACAGGGTCTTCTATAATTCCAGGCTCACCTGCTGGGATAAAAATATCTTTAAAGTTTGCTAAATCTTGTTGTGTAATTTCTTCAAAATTATTAAAAAAGAATAATTTTGTTGGTTTAAAGTTTTCTGCCATATTATACTGCCAAAATGAAATATCTGTTATAAATAGATGTCCTTAACAGTTCTGGAGTTTCTATTCCATAACTTGCATTCTTATATGTGTCAATAAAACACAAGTAGTTTGTATTTTTATCCAATGAAGTCAGCTTATCGTAGTCTAAAACAACAAAACTATTATCTTCTTCAGAATAGACTTTCACACAAAAAATAGATTTAAAATTATGATAAATCAAACCAAAGTTGTAAATTTGGTTTAAAAGATTTTCTCTTCTTAAATATGCGGGCTCTTCGGGCTCAGTGTCTGTTGAATAAAAGAGTGATAAAAACTGTGCCTGGATTGGCAAGTTTTCTTGATCTGTTGACTCTGCAATTGCAAAATACGGCTCGTAAAAAGAATTATTACGAATTGGTTTAACTCTGTTTAAAAGTGCATAAGATACCAGACTATTGCCAATAAAGCTTTCCTTGTTGACCACTCGATTTCCTGCTGCACCGTTTTCTGGGTTGCTTAGTTCTATTGGGTTCGAACACAAATTTGTTGTCAATGTAGTCGGCACTTGAAATGTCTTTACAATGTTATCCTTTATTGACAAAAATGAATTTGCGGTTCGTGCTGTTCTAAAGTTAACATTTTGCGATACACTTAAACTGTTTAGTGTGAAATTATTTTGATCTGTTCTATCTTCCGTTAAAACTTCTTGTTTGCTCAATCCGTCTATTTTTTTAGAAAGATATACGACAGGATCCTTGTCTATGTTTTTGTTTATGATATCATTAAAAGAGTTTAAGTATCTTAGAGCCTCGTCATAAGAAAATTGTTCTAATGGCGAAGTCTCATTATTCAAGACCTCGATCCCATCGATTAGAACATTTAAAGAAGTTAAGTATCCAAAATAGTTATCAACTATCTGCTCTTCACTAAAATATTTTGATGCTTCGGAGGTACCTCGACCGATCAACTCCTCCCTGCTAAATGTGGGAACCAACTCTTCTTTTTCTTCTAGAATATTCACACCAAAGTTTATTTTTGAAATGTCTATAATTCTTCCGAAGTCTTTGCTGATTGAATTTTCAGTGTTATCTAAAATATTTTTTGCTTGCAACGAGTTTAACAGTACATTATAAATTTTTTCATTTATGTCAAGCATAATTCTTCTAACTTCGCCATTTAAATTGATAGACGGGCTATTATCATAAAATTTAAATATATTGTCAATATTATCTGAGGTTTGTCTGATGTAGTCTTTAAATAGATCTACCGTATTTTGTATTTTGGAACTGAATATTTGAATATTTGAACCATCATTTATTTCTAATTCTGAAAGGAACATGTTCTCATTTCTTAAAGATGGTAATAAAACATCATTTAAATACTGTACGGTTGCATCAACAAAAGATACCTTTACATCATAACCATATCTGTCTGTCCTAACAAAATCTTTTGATATTTCTAGAGAGGCTGCGAATGTTTCTCCAATGGCATATTGCAATTTGCTATCAAAGACACTTGGGTTTATATAAATGTTTTCGTTGTCGTTATAAAAGTATCCCAAAATATTTTCTACTAATGGAATCGAACTCAAATAGCTATTAAAATTTTTATTATCATTTAAAAACTCGACAGGATTATTATCTTTTACAAACGATATAGAATCAACACCAAAGAAACATCCCAATGTATTGTTTGTTTTAAAATGGAAAAATAAATCAGTTGTATAAGAATAATTGTTATTTTTATTATAATCTTTGGTAAAAAATTCTTCTTGTAATTCGTATGGGGTTTTTTCTATAGAAGAATAGCTAGTTTCATCTGCGATTGTGTAATCAACGAACTTTTCACTAGTGATTGATTTGTTTGTAATGATTATGTCTTTGAAAACTTTGTTATAATTTCGCTCGTTACTTTCATTATAGATTTTTATATATGAAAATAGTGAATCAAATTCTTGTTTAAGTTTTACAGTCGCATTGACTGTAAGACCGTTTCTTGTTTGGGTAACCACATCGATTAAATCATAGATGTTTTCTTCTTTATAAAAGCTTGTAGGTCCTAAATCAAAATCGTCTGTGTATGAAAAGCCAAAAGCAACTTTTAAATTTATAAAAGTTTCTGGTAACTCAATGCCACTGATAAAGTATTCGCAGCCTATCTTTTTATCACCTAAATTAGATGTTAGTTCATACGACAATGATTCTACTTTGATGTCATTGTTTGTCACCGACTCTTGATTTAAGATTTCTATCATCATTGACATTCTTCACCATCTTTTTCTTGTAAGGCATTATAAATAGAAATTTCCTTGAAATTACTTTCGAATCTTGCCTCCTCGTCGAACAACACATTTAAATAATTTTCTACAGAATCTAAATCCTCAAAGTCTTCTTTGTCGAAATACAATCTTTTTAAAGATTTGTTTTTTGTAACATTGCCATCGGTGTCGCCCACTTCGTATATTTCAACTTCAAATTCTGGACTTTCACCGGATGAAAAGACATTTGCTTCTTCAATTGAGAGTAAAAGATCTTGGTTTCCTTTATCAAAGTAAAGATTTGTAATAGTCCCACCGTCTTTGATCTTTTGCTGTAATTGATACAACTTATATTTAACATTAACATAAAATTGAGGGATTCGTTCCTCGTTTGTGTTTACCCCATTCAATGAAGCAGAGGATATAGCGACATTGTTCATGTCGGTTGTAACGATCTCAGCCTCAGAGGTTGAAAAAACATCAGCACTTGTCAAATATTCACCTTCATAAAATTGGATCGACCATGCAGGTGCATTTTGAGTTCCAATCTCATATGATCCGATTGGATTTTTTAAGTTCATTGAAGGAAGCTCTGTGTCACCTGTTTCTGTTAACAGTTGACTCGGTGTTGAGGCTTTAGAAAACAAAGACACTGTTGATTTTTGATACAACCCCTCTTTGATCCTTCCTGATGAAATATTTTGAGTTTCATTGTTATTTGCATCATATACAATATCTGAATCGTAAAATTCGTAGAAAGTAGGCTTAAATTTATTTGCAGACATCAATTCTCTGCCTTTCTTTGTTAGGACGATATCTAACACCTCTTCTTTTCTATCAAATATATCAGCCATTATCGCTCATCTCCCTCAGTGTCAGTGGGTCTAGTAGTTGAAGGTGATCTTCTTGATGTTCTATTAGCTGGAGTTGTTCTTGTTGGTCGCCGTGAAGCTGGCTGGCTAGTTTCTGCACCATCGTATTCCAGTCCAATGTCAACTTTAGCCATTTCAATCAAGGAGTAAAAATCGTGTGGGTAATTAAAACCAAATGTAGAATTATCTGGTTCTGCGCCAGTAATTGATTTATTTTTAATTTGCTCATACAAGAAATTTCTTTTGTATTTTGCTTTAAATATTTTGAATCTCATTTCTTTTGGTAGTTTACCACCAAACAGATCGTTATTTAAAACACTGGGACTAATAATCTCACCTTCTTTAATTTCATGAGTTATGTTAAAGCTCTCCATTGTAGCCTTTGTTCCAGCACTTGGTAGAACACCTTGCCACCATTTTGATAAATCTTCTTGATTTAGAGTTTCAGTTACTTCAAAAATATACATCGCAAAATTGTACCATAATCGTTTTGCTCCAATCTTTCATCAGCATTGTCGCGACGTGCCATATAATTTAACTTAGGTGGTAAAATCAGTTCTCTCTGTAGAGAAAGCATGTTTGAAAGAGAGCTTCTTCTTTCTTTGTTAATGTTAGTGTAAGCCTCTTCAAATTGGTCTATTGGGTAGTGAAAAAATGATTCTTCTTCACATTCATTTGTTACAAACGGAATAGCCACCAAGTACTCTTTAAGCTCGCTACTGTCTGCTAGTTGACTTATGACTTTTTGTTCTGTTTCGAAACCGCAGGCTCTAGCCAAACTACCGTTTGTTCTGTTATCATCAGTGCTTGGTCCCCTTACTCCCAACTTTAAACCACTCTCCGTGTTTGTTAGAAATTGATGCCACACTCCACGATTAACATCGCCGGCACTTTGACCTGTACCACCGTCTGTGCCATTTGGATATTTAGCTGTTAGTGCTGTGCCGTCTGTAATAATATTGTGGGCTGGAAATTCACACTTTGTATTAATCGTCCACTGAGTGGTTGCAGAATCATAATTAAACAAATCTACTCCCGCCTCGATCGTCATAAATTGCGATTGATTTGTGTTTGATGATGTCCCTTGAGTGGAGCCTAGTTGCTCAAACATTTGTTTGTTCTTAAAAGTTTTTGTAGAAAATCTCAAGATGTCGCCGAAAGTTGGGATATCTCTTTCTTTAACCGCTGTTTTAAAGGCATCGTAATCAAAATTGATCGTTGCGATGGCTTCGTTGGCTGACCATGAGGCTGCTGGTGGGATTCTTGCATCCACACTTGAACTTCCTTCATTGATGTGTGCAGACCAGTACTCTTCACCATCTAGTTCCAAGGGCTGATATAAACAAGCATGTGCTGTATAAGGTGCACCGTTTGCTGCTGGGTCATCATGGTTGCTGAAGTTCGCTTCTTTTTTGACAACAACATCCATTGTATATGTGCTTAAGGAACCGTCTGAAAAAGACCATTCCGATTCAGGTTTTGTTTTAATTGTCGATAGTTTATTGTTTTTAATAAAAGTATCCACAACTCCTGCATAGAAATTACTGGCTGCAAGAGCATAAGATGGTTTTACATAATTAACACTGGCTGTTGAATCAAAAAAGTTTTCTGGATCGTTTTCTATGATACCCTGTGACAAGTAAGCTGCTGGATCAATAATTGTCTCAAAGGGCAGTCTACTAAACGAAGAAGTTGCAATAAATCCGCTAACATCAGAAAGACCACCTGTAAATAATAGTGGACGCAGATCAGATACACCTTCATGTGTTGTTGGTGAACCAAACCCTGTTGTTGCAATTGCACCACCGGCAACAGTCGACCCGTCGCCTTGGATATGTACCGCATTATTGTTACCGGCAGCGCCGGCATCAAAAGAGCCAGTCAGTCCAACGATGGGACCAAAATTAGTTGCCGAAACACCAATTGTGCCAGATGCTGCGACTGCTGCGCGGACATCCAATGCTAGGTCTGTGCCGGTTGTACTGCCGCCAGTAGAGATGATAAAAGGAGTACCGGAAGAACCATCACCAGTACTGTGAGTTGCATCAAATCTATAAAATTCAGTGCCTTCACTATTTTGTAGTCCAAGGACAAACCCCTCTGGATCTGTGCCATTATTGAAAGAAAACTCTGCTGTTGCAGAAGCGGCGGTCTGATTAACTGCTAGTTCTCCACTGGTCCAAATAGCTGTATCTGTTGCTATTCCTGCCCTAATCGAACCATATGTTAGTCTAGAGAAAATAGTATTGTTTAATGTTTGGAAACTAGCATCTGTGCCTGCTGTAGTTGTACCGGGGGCTACAGAACTGCTGAATAAGCTAGAAAGCTGTAGTGTTCTTTGTACCGGGTAAAAACCATTGTAAGGCAAGAGTTTTTTAACAGCACTAAGTTTTAAAGATATTCTACTAGCATCTCTTTCTTGTATTTCTCTAACAATTTCAATAGCAGGTATATCATCACTATGGGCAAATGATTCTAAGAATATAGAATTATTCTCCGTGGCGATAGAACCTGTTAATGATAAAGACTGGTGTGTATCATTTGACACATCAAACCCAGAGTCTATAATTGCCTCGATATTATCTGATATTCTATATTCTGGTACAATAGAATGTTCTTTCGCGATGGTGCGAATATCAGAATTCCATTTTGAATATGAATCTTCGAAAGGTCCAACACCAGCCGTTTCTTGTACTATGTTGCTTGGAGAGCTTGATGACAGATTGTTGTATCCGGCAGAGCCTGATAATCTATATCTGCCATATCGAACTCTAAGATCAGATGTGAGTGATCCGCTTGTTTCATCCATTAATTCACCGGCAATGGCAGTAGTTTTATCCATTCCCCAGTAAGAAAATGAGCCAAAGCCTTGTGAACCAGTTAATTTATTTTCTCTATCAGTTATGCTGTCACGCCAATTAAAGATAAACCTGCTTCGATCTCGTGCTTTTGATAGGTATGCGTTTGTCTCTTTTGGGTAAATTGTTTCGCTATAAAATAATGATGTCAATTTAATATTGTTAACATTTTCTATAGTTGATTTACCAGTATACAGGCTTGAGATATTGTAAAATAGTGAATCTCTTTTATCTAAAATTTTAAAATTCTTACCTGGATATGGGTTTCGCAAATTGCCATTGATCGTATCATAATAATTTCCATAAAAATCATATTCAGAAGCAAACGGGTAAGTTAGTATTAAGTCTTTCGCGACTTGACTTGTACCAAGACTCTCTTCGCTTGTTAGTAAGTGTATTACTGGTTTATATTTCGAAGAAACTGGGGCATGAGTAACTCTTACTTGCCCGGTAGGGGCTGGAGCAACAATCACATTATTTTGTTTCATGTTTCTTGCAACTGGGTGCTGACCTGTTCGGACCTGTTTGAAAGTAGGGTGACCATATGGTCCATTTCTTTTGTTGATCAAACCATTGAATAGTGCCGGGGCGGTTAAAGCTTGTAGTGCATCGGCAAAAGCTGTGTTTTGGTACTCTGCTCCGCCAGTGCCATCATAATATGGAGTGCCGGCTGGGTGTCCTAGTGTGTTTGTTTCAGTGTCGATTGGTTCATAAATATTGTAGTTGAGTCCTACAAAGTTATCTGGAAGGAAATCACTAGGGTTTAGGACGTCAGATGGTGCATTATCTGGTACTGGATATATTCTAGAACCGCCGAAAGCTGTTGTAAAAAAACTACCAACTTCACTAGCACTTAGAAACGATATTCCATACGAAGCTGTATTAATGCTGTTCGCTGCGAATCCATACAATCCATCCATTGATAATTCTGCGACTGCTGATGAACTAATCCACCAATATCCAAAGTCGCTTTTTGGTATTTGATAATTAAAAAATCCGTTGTCATTAAAGACACTTTCATGGGTACCGCCGGTTGCACTAGTTCTGATCCTCTTGATACTATTTCGTTGAACTTTGTGGTATGAAGCGGTTGTTGCAGAACCAGACTGGTATCCTCCAAAGGCAGTTGGAATTTGCAAGAAATCATTTAAATTATTAACAGCCGTTCTATTCCTATATGGTAAAGCATTATATAGACTTAGTTCTGCGGCTTCAACATCTAAGAAGCCCTCGCTCAATGTGGCGATTTCGCCGGGTGATGAGAAGCGAGTAACTATAACAGTCTTATTAAATGTTCCATCTGACAAAGATCTAGTTGGAAGGGCAAAATCAAGAACACCAGAAACCGCAGTTGATTCTGACCGGTCAATAGAAAACCCACCTTGTTGCACAAAAGCAAAATTGTTTTGTCTTCTTCCACTAGTCATGACAACTTGATAGTTTTTATCGAAGTTACCTAGAACTTTAGAGCCAGTAGTTGTGGCAATGTTTGCAACATTATAAACTTTCTTCAACCCTTGGTTTCTTGAGAATTTAACTCTTGGAATATGAAAATGATAATTATCAGCAGTTTCATCTGTTCTAGGATTGTGTAGGACAGTTTCTAAACCACTAAGAACTGAAATTTTATATAATTCTGGGCGATCATCTTGTTGATTAAGCTCTACATGCCTATGTTTATAACCGCCAACATGTTGTTCTGCGAATGGACCCTGCAATGGATCCTGGGTGTCGTAAAATATATCTGTGTGATGCCCATTAACAACAGAACCAACACCACTTAAAAAGAACTCTCTACTAGGAGTTTGTTCTGTAAATTTAACTGGCAGATTGTTTTGAACTAGTTGAATGGCTTCGGCTTCAGAGGTTGCATTTGTGATATCGACATTGTAAGTTACAAAGTTCTTTGTTATATCATTTGAAAGGTTTGGTGTGGTCTGTTGTGTTAACCTGATAGTGTTTGCTGCCTGTTCTGTTTGAATTATTGGCAAGATCAAACTACCTTTTCTAGTCGATGCATCATCAGGACCAATAGTGTTGCTTAAAAGATTTCCTTTTAATTTAGCCCCTCTAGATGTATCAATATGTCTCTCTCTCTGATATGTTGAATGAATAGAGGTTCTTGTCTTTAGTGGCAGGTCTGTGCTGTATACATCTAAATCTGTTCTATCTCTCTTCGCTCTAAGTTTATAGAAAGCATTTTGACCATCTGTATCGTTAGAATTTTCATCTCTTTTGTTTTCATATCTGTCTAAATAAATTTCAATATTTCTTTCTGAAGTTGGATTTTTAGATCCCTTAAACTTTGGAAAATCTCTTCTCCTTGTTTCTAGGGCGAAAGTACTTCCCTGAATATGAGCATTAAAGTTTTTATATGAGCTTATGAAGTCTTCTCCAGTCACTTCTTTTGGCTTAATATCATTTGGTGCAGCCTTATAATAGCTTTCATATGGAGCAATCGGATTGGCAACTCCTGGGCTGTATCCAGCCACTGTTTTATTGCCTATTGTATTTTGTGTGTCAGTGTTTTTACCAGGAGCTAGAACTCTAACAACATGACTTCTTTCAAATAAGTGATTTTCAATTACGGTTCTGACTCTATCGGATGCATTTGCAGAAGCCGGCATTAGATTGAATAAAACACTCTCGATTGCACTATCCAAGAATTTATAAAGCTGAACATATTTTTCAAGATCAGGCTCGTTTTCGACCCTTTCAAAAAAGTTTTGCCTTGCGAGTCTCATTTCTTTTGGATATACTTGGTGATCGACTATTGGAGAACCAATCATGGAAGCATAATCAAGGACACCTGCAAATGTCTTCAACATTTCTCTAGATATTGTGTCATACATGCTAGCTTCTAATGAGAAGAAGTATTTAACTGGTCTTGCATCAATAAAGAACTTATCATCGTCCCTATCTAAAATCTCAATCATGTTATCTGTGTTAAGATTTTCTGGGATTTGTTGTGTCATTATATTCAAATATTGAATATCTTTGACATCCGAGGAAACTGGGAATCCCTTACCTTGGGCAGTATGTTGGATTCCAACAATTTTTGAATAATCTTCTGCCGCATATTTAGTTGTTAAAGCAAGGGAGCCTGATGATAAATCAGGTACCACAAACTCGCCGGATGCATCAGATGATGTCACCTGATTAAAAGCTAGATTCATCGCTAAGGAATCAAATTTGGGAATAAAAATATTATCTAAATTATTCCCTCTAAAGCTAAATGCATTTTTATATGATCTTTCTCTACCAAAAGAAGTTACATCTCTTGCATGGGATTTAAGTTCTTGGTCTTCTAAATAATCTGCCCATGCTAGTACAGATAATAGCTTCATATTAGATCTATGAGTTAAAGTTCCTGTGATATTTTCTTTTTCAGCACCAGCATAAACTCTTTTATCTGTAGCCGTGAAAGTTGTTCCCTGTGCTGCTGTCAAACTAGAGGTTAATCCAAAAGAATTTTGCATCACATCTTGAATATAGTTGTATCCGTTGAACTCTAAAGTCCATGGACCAGAACCAGAAACAACTGTAAACGGATCTAAATCATATTTTACACGGACAGACAAACTCCATCTTGAGTTGTCGTAAACATCGTAAAACCTATCTGATTCAAGTAAAACCCCTAAAGAGGAACTTAACTGAAACTTTGCAGTGTTGTCATTTTTTATAACTCTGACACTAATATTGGCATCGTCTGTGTCTGGCACACCAGTAGAGGTTGAATCAAATGCTTCTCTTACACCAAATACAGAAGCAGTTACAATTGCCGGTTCTGTTAAATCAATATCATCACTGTAAGTTGGCGGTGTTTTTGGAAAAATTGTATTTGCTTCCACTGTAAACGGAAGGTATATATCTTCTGTCGAACCTGAAATGAATGGTGCTGTATCTGGATTGCCAGTTTCAGAAAAGTTATAAATTACACCCTCTGTGTTTTGCGGATTGGCAAATGGGGTCAGATCTAATGAATCAAACTTTATTGAACTATTTTTATAATCATCTTTTATAAAATATTCTGCTTTATCTGCATAAACATTAAAGTTGAATAAATCATCATCAATGCCATAACATCTTAGTAGATTTCTAATCGATTTTACAGTGCCCTTGGATTTATTGATGTAATTTAAATTATTGTAAATGTTTTTGTATACAAGATTTTTGATCTCATTTAGTTTATCTTCAAATTTTCTTTTATCGTCTTGATCTAAAATTGTTTCTAAAACATTTTTATCAATAAACATATCTGGGATATCAAAACCCAAAGAAGTTAGAAGCTTTCTATTGTGAGGGTTTGCTGCAACACTATTATTATCTTGATATTCAGCTTCATGAAACTTGGTCATCTGAGTGACCTGGAGATACAAGCTATCTAAATAACTGCCCATGACTTGCAAAAGATTTTGCATTTCGCCGCCCTTGGTGCGGTCTTCGTCTAACATCCAAAGCGGAATCGAATCCTGCAAACT